GATGTGTATGCAAGTTCCAAAGGAGATGGTAAAGGTTATAAAGAGATATGTAATCCAATTAATGATTTTATTCAAACATTAGGTGCAGAATACGAAGGTTGTTTGGGTATGGAAATGGCCAAAAGACCGGGTAGTGCAGGGGCAGGTGCTATTATTGAAGGTGATGAAGATAGATACACCGATGAAGCATTGGCAAAAGCAGCAGAGGCGGGTGATAAAACATTTTGTGAACCTATTTGGATTTGGAAAAAACTATGATAAAAGAATACTTCAAAAAGTTTTATGGCATGGAGCCGTATATTCGTATTGAAAAAGACGAGTGGCAAACTATTCTCCAAACTTATACAAAAGAAGAAATCATAAATGAACTTTCAGAGTGCCTTCACACATATCCACCGCCAATTCCAAATATAACCGAAGAAGAAACTTTGGATGCGTATAAAAAATTAAAAGGTACTTGGTGGCCTGATATTTTGGTTGAAGGTAAATGGTTTCCACGTAATGAGAGGGTATCAAAGTATCCACTAACCTACGATGGTTCTGAATATTATTTTAGAAGAACAAATGTAGGTAACAATGCATCTAATCCTTTCCATATTGAAAATCGTTGGAAAGTTGATTGGGTAAGAACTCCATCAGGTTGGAAAACGTGGCAAACGGTGGAAGGTATTAAAACAATTGTAAGAGCATATTTTACTTTAGATAAATTATTGTTGGATGTTAATATGGAAACATTGAAAATGGCAACAACATTAAGAAAGTATGTAGCATCACAATTTAAGCCGGTAATAGCAAAAGCATTCTATGATAAATTTCAAAGTAAGAATGTAATGGATTTTTCAGCAGGTTGGGGTGACCGTTTAGCTGGATTTTTTGCCGGTGAAACAACAAAGTTTTATTTAGGTATTGACCCAAATAGTAATAATCATCCTAACTATCAAAAACAAATAGAGTTCTATAAAAAACATACAACATTCTTTGAAGAAGAAAAAGATGCAAAGATGTTACAAGCGGCAGCAGAAGATGTAGATTATTCGGAGTATGAAAACTTCTTTGATACAATCTTTACATCACCACCGTATTTCAATACTGAAAGATACTCATTTGATGATACTCAAAGTTGGATTAGATATAAAAAGTTTGATGATTGGAACACAGGCTTCTTTCATACAACTTTGGAGAAAATTATACCAACCTTAAAGAAAGGTGGTATATTGGCAATCAATATTGCAGATGTATTTTCGGCACCAGATAAGGGGTATGTGGACATAGTTAATTCTATGAACGATTTTCTTCAATCTAGGGGGTTACTTTATAAAGGGTGTATTGGTATGGAAATGACAAAAAGACCCAATAGTGGGGGTGCTGGGATGGCTGTATCGGAGTATTATTCGGATGAATTGAAGGAAAAAGCCGAAGAAACTAAAAACCACGCCTTTGGAGAACCCATCTGGATATGGGAAAAATAGATTTGGTAATTTCAATAAATTATCGTATATTTGTATTCACAATTAAAATTAAAACATAAACAAAATGAACAAAGTAAAATTGACAAGATTTATCCAAAAGTATAGTTTGGGTGGATTAGTAGAATCAGTTGCATGGAAAGCAGAAGATAACAAATTATCAACTCGTTTTATTTCCGATGATAAGACGGTATTAGGCGAAATACAATTAGATAATTTTGGTGTAAAATTTTCTGATTTAGGTATTTACACCACATCTCAAATTTCAAAATATCTTCCTGTATTGGATGAGGATATTGAATTAGATATCCAACAAATTGAAGGAAGGGCAACTAATCTTACACTAAAAAGTGGAAATGCACAACCGGAATATAATTTGGCTGATTTGGCAGTTATTCCAAATGTTCCAGATTTGAAAAAACTTCCTGATTTTGATATTGATATCAATTTTGATGGTTCTCTTATTGATAAGTTCATCAAAGGTAAGAACGCATTATCCGAATCTGATACGTTTACTATCCTTTCACAAAAGAAAGAATTGAAACTTGTATTGGGTTATTCTAACGTTAATTCAAATCGTATCACATTTATTGTTGATAAAAACTTTAGTGGCGATGTTAAACCAATTTCTTTTTCTGCAAAATATTTGAAAGAAATCTTAACTGCGAATAAAGAGGCAACATCGGCTGTTCTTAAAGTTTCTACACAAGGATTGGCACATATTCAATTTAAAATTGATGATTTTACTGCTAGTTATTATTTAGTTGAACAACAATTAACAGCCTAATGAGTTTCAATTATTCTAAAAAGTATTTCTACGAAAAGAATGATTGGTTATACGAACCTGAAGTAAACTTATTATACGAAGAAGTTCTCAAAATGCCATTCGCTGACTTTGAAAAGTGGGTGGCATTTTTTAGAGAACTTGCAGTAAGGAAGTGGAATGAGACTGGAGCACCACCTAGAATTGGTGTTGATGAATCAGAAATGATTGAGCAGTTCTCTAAACTACAAACTTACAAAGTAAATGAGTTTGAAGAAAAAGATGATGACGGAAACGAAGTCATCTTTAACTTTAATAAATTCGCTACACCCGTCAATCAGTTCTTCCCTGCAATGTATAAGACAGGTATTGGTGGTTCGGCATATGATAAACCGAAACCATCCATCTATGATGTATTTGCGGATGATACCTATTTGCCAGAGTTTATCAAACAAATGAGAAGATTGACGAGGCAGGATGGTATGTATCGTTTTTCTAAAACATTACATCTGGACAATCCTGAATTTCATAATTCGCATATACAAAGTGGTAAAGAGTGGATTGAAAAGTGGGTAGCGGGTGATAATAAAAGTGGATATGGGTTTTGCCTATCTCAGGCAGATAGTAAAGTTCCATCACCACCAATTACTGCACAAGAAGTTAAAGACCTTTACAAAGCTGGTATATTGAAATACGAAAATATATCTTCACTTAAAACTGCGGATTGGGGTGAGAATATTGATAATTTAGTTGATGTTCCTAAACAACCAATTCAGATTAAAATCTATCCATTAGGGCAGAGAATATTTCCTGAAGCAACTGCTGCATTTCGTATTGGTATGGGTACACAGGCGGTTGTAAACTTCCCACCACTTACTGCAAAGTATTTGTATCAGAGGTTTACTCAACATATCAAAGAGCAAGATGTAATTAACATTTATGACCCATCAGCTGGTTGGGGTGGAAGGATATTGGGAGCATTAAGTGTAGATGATAGAAATATCCACTACATCGGTAATGACCCAAATACTGAAAACTATATTGCAGAAATCGGTAAGACTCGTTATGAGTATCTTGCTGAATTCTTTAACAATAAAGTACCTGGTGCAGCTAATCCATTTTGGGGACATGCAAATACATATGAACTTTTTACAACGGGTTCTGAAGTTATTGCAGATGACCCGAGATTTCAAAAGTATAAAGGTAAGTTAGATTTCGCATTTACTTCACCACCATACTTTGATAGAGAAAGATATTCCGATGATGATTCGCAATCTTTTAAGAAGTTTGGTAATTATGAAAGTTGGAGAGATGGTTTCTTAAAACCAACTCTTACAACAATTTTTGAATATCTACGAAACGATAGATACATTTGTTGGAATATCGCAGATATCAAAGTTGGACCTGATAAATTTTATCCATTAGAGCAAGATAGTATTGATATCCTAACACAATTAGGATGTGAACACAAAGGTAAAATCAGAATGACTATGAGTCCGATGACAGGAATGGATTTATCTAAAGCAAAGAATTCTATGCAGATTGAAGGACAATTTTATAAGTACGAACCAATTTTTATTTTTTATAAACCATAATGTATCAGAATATATTTTTAGAGAGGCAGAGGAACTTAATACATCTTTGGGATGATACGATAGGGTATCGTACATTCCCATATAAAAAGTATGCATATCGTAAAGACCCAAATGGACAATATGTTTCAATGCATGGAGACCGTTTGGAAAAGATTTATAAGTGGGATAAAGAAGATGGAGAAGAATTGTTTGAGAGTGATGTACCTGAAACAACCAGAGTATTAGTTGACCTATACGAAGATGATACTCCATCAAAAGGACATATTGTATTAACATTTGATATTGAGGTTGAGATGCATACCGGTCTTCCAAATATTGAGAAGGCAGATAATGAAATCACTTCAATTGCGGCGCATGATGATGCTACAAAAGAATATCACGTATTCGTTGTAGATAAGAAAGGCAAAGTAAAAGGTAAAGCATTTCAGAAAGATGGTAAAGATGTACATGTTCATATCTACAAAAGTGAAAGAGAACTATTGAATGCATATATTACCTACGTTGAAAGCGTAAACGCAACAATCTGGACAGGATGGAATATTGATTTCTTTGACGTTCCATATCTTTACAATCGTATTAAAAATATTATGGGTGAAACCCAAGCAAATCGTCTTTCATCTATTGGTAAAACATACTGGTCACCATATCGTAATCGTTATAGTATTGCGGGTGTGAGTATTATGGACTATATTGGATTGTATAAAAGATACAACTTCGGTTTAGAAAGTTCATATACTCTTAACCACATTGCTACAAAAGAATTAGGTAGAGGTAAGGTTGAATATGAAGGAAGTTTGGATGACCTCTTTGAAAACGATTTAGAGAAATTCATTGAGTATAATATTACTGACGTTGAGCTGGTAGTGGCAATGGATACGAAACTTCAGTTCATTGAATTGAGTAGAGCTATTTGTCACTCTGGCTTTACGCCTTATGAAGATTATATTTTTTCATCAAAGTATTTGGAAGGAGCGTGTTTGGCTTATCTCAAAAAGAAAGGATTGGTAGCACCGAACAAACCAAAGAACCACAAAGATAAACTTGCAGAACAAACCGAAGCGGGTGAGGAAAAGTTCATTGGTGCGTATGTAAAAGAACCTATTGTTGGAAAGTATGATTGGATTTATGACTTGGACTTAACATCTCTATATCCATCAATCATTATGACACTTAATATCTCACCTGAAACAAAAGTTGGTAAGGTTGAGAATTGGGATCCTGATGCGTGGGTTAGGGGTGAAGATAGGCAATTTGTTATTAATGGTAAAACAAAACAATTTACATACAATAGACAAGAACTTTCCGAATTGATTAGGGATAATGAATTGGGTATTGCGGCTAATGGCGTTCTTTATACACAAAAGAAACCAGGTCTTATTGCAGATATTTTGGATACGTGGTTCAAACAAAGGGTTGAGTTCCGAAAGTTGGAAAAGAAGTATGGTGAAGAAGGTAATACTGAATTGTATGAGTTCTATGGTAAGAGACAGTTGGTTCAGAAAATTCTTTTGAACTCAATGTATGGTGTGTTAGGACTTGTTGCATTTAGATTTTATGATATTGATAATGCAGAGGCAGTTACAATTACCGGTCAAACCGTAATTAAGAAAACTGCTGAAATGGCAAATCTAAAGTATTGGAAAGAGTTAGGAACAAAAGAGGATTATAATGTTTATATTGATACCGATTCAATCTATATGATGGCAGAACCTTTGGTTAAGCATCGTTTTCCTGAATACAAAACTTTTGACCAGACAAGGATGGCACAAGAAGTGAATACGGTTGCAGAAGAAACTCAATCATTCCTTAACCGATTCTATGATATGTTGGCGGAGAGATTCTTTTGTATCCCTAAAGAGAAACACCGTTTTGAGATTAAGAAAGAGTATATTAGTAAGGCAGGATTTTGGGTAGCTAAGAAAAGATATGCACAATGGATGATTTTGAAGAATGGTATCCCTTGCGATAAGTTGGACGTAAAAGGTTTAGATGTAGTAAGAAGTTCATTCCCAAAAGCATTTCAGGACTTTATGGCTAAGATGTTGAAGAATATTCTAATGGGTAAGAGTAACGAAGAAATTAATACTGACCTATTAGAATTCAAAAAGAACTTACCTAATCTTCCTATTAATAAAATCGCAAAAGGTGGAGCTATCAAAGAATTGAGTAAGTATGATAATGGAAAGTGGAGAAAGGATAGTGGATTGGCAATTGCTAACTTTGAGAAAGGAACACCTGCTCACGTGAAAGCCGGAATAGCATACAACCGATTACTAAAATTCTTTGAGTGTCCGTTTAAGCACGAACCGATTAGAGATGGTGAAAAAGTAAAGTGGGTATATCTAAAACAAAACCCATTGGGAATTGATACTCTAGCGTTCAAAGATTACAATGACCCGAAAGAGATATTGGACTTTATTACTACATACATTGATAGAGAAGAAATCTATAAAGCAGAACTAGAAAATAAATTGGGTGACTTCTATGGAGCACTTAAATGGGAGATGGCTTCGGTTGATTCCCAAAACGCAAAAAAGTTTTTTGAATTCTAAACTTTTTTTCGTATATTTGTAAAACAAAACGTATATTATGGCAAAGGCTAAAAAAACAAAAAAAGTAGAAGAAGTAAAGATTGAAGACCAATCTGAACAACTACAACAATTAGGTGATGTAACAATTACACAAAAAAAATATGATGAATGTGAATGGTGTTTTCAATTTGATGAAGATGACCCACAAATATTTGCTTGGACGGATTCTGAAATGAATAAAGATGAGGACCCTAAAATTGTTTTTACAATCACTAACGTTGAAAACTCATATATTAGTTTTACCAACAAAGATGGAAAGAAATTCAGAATCTTTGCTAGAGAATTATCTGAAGGTGGTAAAGATTTAAGGAATAAACAAAGAGAAGCATTTAAACAATTACAAAATGGAAGTGAAAATCAAGAAGCTTAATCCAAACGCAGTAATTCCTTCATATGCTAAATCAGGCGATGCTGGAATGGATTTGGTAGCAACAACAATTATATCAGATACACCGGAACAAATTACTTATGGTATGGGTATTGCTTTAGAAATACCTGAAGGATTTGTAGGATTAATATTTCCTCGCTCATCAGTTAGAAAGACTGGTTTGGATTTAAGTAATTCAGTTGGTGTTATTGATAGTGGATATAGAGGTGAACTTCAAGCTACATTTAATAAAGTATTTGGTGGTGACCGTTTTTATGATGAAACAAAAAATACCGAAGATACATCAAATAATTTTTACAAAGTAGGTGATAGAATCGCACAAATTATGATTATACCATATCCACCAATTGAGTTTATAGAATCAGAAGAATTATCAAATACCGAAAGAGGTGAAGGTGGATTTGGTTCAACAGGAAAATAAAAAATAAAAATATGTTTCAATTTACACAAGAAGAAAAAACAAATCACTGACTTTGGGTAGAAAAATATAGACCAGCAAAGTTAGATGATTATGTAGGAAATGAGCATCTTAAAAATAAAGTTGCTGGATATATTGAAAGTGAAGATGTACCACATCTACTTTTCTTTGGAAAAGCCGGTACTGGTAAAACTACACTTGCTAAATTAATAGTAAACTCTATTGAGTGTGATTATATGGTTCTTAATGCATCGGATGAGAATAACGTGGAAACGGTAAGAACAAAAGTTAAAAACTTTGCATCATCTATTGGGTTTAAAAAGTATAAAATTATTATACTAGATGAGTTTGATTATATGACTCCAAACGCACAGGCAATTCTTCGTAATTTAATGGAAACGTTTAGTAGGCATTGCCGTTTTATTCTAACGTGTAATTATATTGAAAAAATTATTGAACCAATTCAAAGCCGTTGTCAAACTTTCCAAATTACACCACCAACTAAAAAAGATGTTGCTATTCAAATGAGTAAGATTTTGAAGGCAGAAGGTATAGAGTTTGACCCGAAAGATTTAGTTCCAATTATTGATTCATCTTATCCGGATATTCGTAAAATTATTAATACTTGTCAATTAAACTCTCTAAAAGGTAAATTACAATTAGATGTTCAGAATCTTTTAGATAACGATTACAAACTTAAAGTATTAGAAATTCTTAAATCAAATGATGATAAGAGAAACAAATATATGAAAATCAGGCAAACTATTATAGATGCAAAGACAACTGATTTTACTGACCTATTTACTCTCCTTTATGATAAAGTAGATGATTATGCGGCAGAAAACACATCTAATGTAATTTTAGTATTAGGTGATGCAGTAGCTAAATCCGCTGTAGCTATTGATAAAGAAATTGTAGCAGCGGCAACAATGATTCAAATTATAAACATTATTTAATATGGCAAACATTATAGGAGCAGGAGAAACACCGCAGATGCCGGGAGGAGCTCAACCAAAAGTAGATATATCGCAATCAGTACCTGTGTTTTGTGATTGTGGTGGTAAAACATTCTTACCAGCTATGAAGATGAGAAAACTTTCAAAATTGGCGTATGGTGGTGACCAGGATATGATGATACCTTTTGAAGTATATCTTTGTGGTGATTGTGGGGCAGAGCAAGAACTTATGAAGCCTGTACAATTAAGAGCATTAGAACAAAAAGATAAGTTAGAAGCTGCTAAAACAAAATCATTAGATTTAGAATAATATGGCTAAAGGATTATTTGACCATATCAATGCAATTACAAAAGACCAGGATCCAAAGTATTGGGACAAATTAGATGATGCTGATAAAAAGACTTGGAGTAATTGGTTAATCATTCGCTACATGTCTATGAATCCTGATTGGATTGAGATGGTAGCAGAAATACAACCGTATATTCAAGAGGCACCACCAAAAGCTGTCTACAAAGCACTTATTGGTATTATACCAAAAGGAAAAAGTTATCTTCGTTATATGAAAGGTAAATCGGTAAGGGATTACGAAGATTGGATTTTGGAATTGATTGCCAAATGGTTTTTAGTATCTCAAAAAGAAGCATCGGAGTATTTGGACATACTTTATGAAAGTACTATCGGCAGGGAGGAAATTAAACGAATTGCCGAAGCGTATGGTACTGACCCGAAGTTAATTACTAAATTGAAACTTAAAGTTTAATTTGGTATATTCATCATTTTTTCGTATATTTACATTATGGCAAAAGTATCATTTTCGCAGTTCTCAATGTGGAGTAACTGCCCCCAGCAGTATAAGTTATCGTATATAGATAAGTTAGGTGAAAGTTCAGGTAACATTCACACAATATTTGGTTCGGCAATGCACGAAACCTTACAACATTATCTATCAGTTATGTATGGTGTTTCTAAAAAACAAGCGGATGAGATTGACTTGGATAAGTTACTGCTTGATAAAATGAGAGAACATTATACAAAAGAAAAAGAATTACTAACCGAAGGAACTCCTTGTGAGCAAGTTGAGTTAGAAGAATTTTATGGCGATGGTAGAAGAATAATCGGTTGGTTCAAAAAGTATTCAAGCAAATTTTATTCCAAATCCGGCTATGAATTAGTTGGTATTGAGATTCCACTAAACGCACCAATTAAAGAAGGTGTACACTTTATTGGATTCATTGATATTGTGTTGAGAGATTTAGCTGAGAACTCAATTATTATTGTTGACCTTAAAACATCAACAATGGGTTGGAATCAATATCAGAAAGCGGATGAGATGAAAAATTCTCAAATACTTCTTTACAAAAAATATTATTCAGAACTTTTTAATATTTCACTTAACAAAATCAAAGTTGAATATCAAATTATGAGAAGGAAGTTGCCAGAAGATTCAGCATTTCCTATACCATATATGTCAAAACACGTTCCTTCAAATGGAGGTCCTTCGGTTACAAAAGCATATGATAAATTTATGAATTTTGTAAACACTGTTTTTGAAGATGGTGGTACATACAAAGATATTCCTTTTCCAAAAGTACCAGGTACAAACAAAAAGAATTGTAAGTATTGTGAGTTTTTAGGAAAACATTGTGATGGTAAACCTTAATTTTTGTTTTTTTATTTTCTATATACTTATATATACAAATATATTAAAATAAAAAGACAATGATTCAAGAAAACACAAAACTTACAACTGTGAAGATATTGAAAGATGTGTATTCATCATTTAAAAAAGTATCATTTGATTCCGATGTTACCTTACAAAAATTAGTTAATAGAACGGTTGAAAGATATGTTAAAGACGAAGAATTTCGTAAAGAAATGAATGAGTACTTACAATTACAAATTTCAGGTTCACAATTTTAAAATTAGTTATGGCAAAGAAAAAAATATTGTTACTTTCAGATGATTTAAGAATGGCGAGCGGTATCGCTACAATGTCTAAAGAATTAGTATTAGGGACAGTTCATAAATACGATTGGTTTCAGGTGGGGGCAGCTATTAATCATCCTGAGCAAGGTAGGGTTTTGGATGTAAGTGAAGATATTCAAAAAAATTATGGAATAGCTGATGCTAGTGTAAAAATACTTCCTTGGAATGGATATGGTAATGCCGATTTGATTCGTCAATTAATTAATGCGGAAAAGCCAGATGCTATCCTACACTTTACTGACCCACGCTATTGGACTTGGTTATATGATATAGAGCATGAAATAAGACAAAATATTCCTTTATTGTTTTATGCAATTTGGGATGATTTGCCAGACCCAATGTACAATCGTAACTTCTATGAAAGTTGTGATTGGATAGGTTGCATATCTCGTCAAACCTATGGTATTATCAGTAGAATTGGTCAAAGAACTGATAAACCAACTTGGATACCAAAACAACCTTGGCAAGTTAGTTATGTACCACATGGTATTAATACTGATATATACAAACCAACGGATGTTCCTACTGAATATCGTAATGAAATTTTAGGCGGTAAAGATTATGAGTTTGTACTTTATTGGAGCAATCGTAACATCAGAAGAAAACAGCCGGCCGATGTAATCTACGCTTTTAAATTGTTTTGTGAAAAGATTGGTAAAGAAAAAGCAGATAAGTGTTTGTTATTAATGCATACACAGCCTGTGGATGATAATGGAACTGACCTTCCGGCAGTTATAGAAGCTGTAGCACCTGATTGTAATATTAAGTTTTCAGAAAAGAGAAGATTACAACATGAATTAAATTGGAATTATAATATCGCAGATTGTACAATTAACATTGCTAACAACGAAGGATTCGGATTAGCAACTGCAGAATCGGTAATGGCTGGTACTCCAATTATTGTAAACGTAACCGGTGGATTGCAAGACCAATGTGGATTTAAAGTAGAGGGTAATGTATTAGTAGCTGAAGATTATATTAAGATAGGTTCTTTGCATGAATGGAGAAAGTGGGAAGGGAAAGCAGAACCTGGCCCTTGGGCAATTCCTGTATGGAGTAGAGCATTGGCATTGGCAGGTTCAGTACCTACACCTTACATTTGGGATGATAGAGTTGATTTGCATGATGTAGCGGAAGCTATTGAAAAAATGTATAATACTCCAAAAGAACAAAGAAAACAAAATGCATTAAAAGGTAGAGAGCATTTTATAAATGAAGCTGGATTGAATCATACCAATATGTGCCAGACACTTATTGATGGTATTGAGTCAACATTCCAAAATTGGAAACCAAGAAAAAGATTTGATGTATTCAAAATTAAATAAGTTATGAGTAAAGCAACGTTAGTATTTCAGGGACCTATTTTTACAAGAAGTGGATATGGTGACCATTGTAGAGATTTGATGAAATCACTTCGTAAGATGGATAAGTACGATATAAAAATTATCCCACTTCGTTGGGGTAACACTCCACAAAATCAGGTGAGTGACCAGGATGAATTTGGAAGATGGATGTTAGAAAGAGTTATTGGTGAGATTGGTGAAAAGCCGGATGTGTTTATGCAAGTTTCGGTGGCAAACGAATTTGAACCAAAAGGACATTATAATATTGGTATAACTGCGGGAGTTGAAACCACAATTGCACCAAAAGATTTTATTGAAGGTTCAAACAAAATGGATTTAATTATTGTTCCTTCGCAATTTACAAAAGGTAATATAGGCGGAACTGTGTATCAACAAAAAGACCAATCAACCGGACAAATTGTTGGAGAATTTAAAGTTGATAAACCAATTGAAGTTCTTTTTGAAGGTGTTGATACTGAAATATTTTCAAAAGGTTTTCATAAACCAGGTTCAAAAATTGATATATTAGACAATGTAAAAGAAGATTTTTGTTTTCTTATTGTTGGACATTGGTTAAAGGGTTCTTTGGGACAAGATAGAAAAGATATTGGTATGGCAATAAAAACGTTTGCAACGGTATTCCAATATCTACCAAAAGAAAAAAGACCTGCGCTTGTTGTAAAAACATCGCATGCCGGATTTAGTGTAATTGATAGAGAAGAAACTCGCCGAAAAATTGATGAGGTGCTGAAACCTTTTGGAGATAAATGTCCTTCAATATATTTGATACATGGGGATTTAGAAGAAACTGATATGAGTAATCTTTATCACAATCCAAAAGTAAAAGCTATGTTATCATTTACAAAAGGTGAAGGGTATGGTAGACCATTAGCTGAGTTTACTCTTACAGGTAAACCAATTATAGTAAGTGGGTGGAGTGGGCATGTTGATTTCCTACCCGCCGAAAATGCAGTTCTACTAGAAGGTTCACTCACTCCAATTGATGAATCGGCAGCAGACCAATTCATTATGAAAGAATCTCAATGGTTTACTGTAAATTATTCAAATGCTGCAAATAAAATTTATGATGTTTATAACAAATATAATTCATATTTGGAAAAATCTGCAGGTTTAAGAGAAAACACATTAAAAAACTTTACTTTAGAAAAAATGCATGAAAGATTTACACAAATACTTGATACTTATGTAAAGAAAGCACCTCAATTAGTACCGTTTAATATGCCAAAGGTAAATTCTTCAAAAATGCAGATACCAAAATTAAATAAAGTATAAAGTGGCGTACGCAAATCAATATAAAAAGTTCTTAAAAAAAGAGTTTTTAGCAAATAAAACTAATCTAAAAACTCGTAATTTTTATAAGATTGTTTCATATCAGTATGCCGATGGACATAAACAAACTTTTAGTGGACAAAAAACTACATTAGTATTTTTAATGGGGGTTACATCCGATAAAAAATTAAATTGTATTAAAATTACTGAAGTTAGACCAGAAAAATTTTTTGCATGGTTTAAGAAACTTATAAAACCTTCACTAAAATGTGAAACTATAAGAGCAAATTTTGTTAATCAGGAATTTGAAAATTGTATTATTGAAGATACAAGAAAAGGTGCAGGTATTTTTGCAAAAGTAAAAACCGATTCTATTTATACAAGTGACCCAACTGCGTTTAGAACATATTCACTTGAAGGTATCAAACAAATTAAGACTGTTTATTTAGATGAAAATTGGTTAATGAATGAACTTTTAGGTAAAAATTGTTATGACCCAATGGACTTGAATAAAGATGGTGTTGTTACCGAACAAGAACGAAAGCAATATCAAAGAAAACAAAATTTAGCCAAAGAGGAAAACTTTAGATTATAATCAAACTTATTCTTTAGAATATTTATATTTACTGTAGATTATAGAACCCTACAAGCATAATATAAATGGCAATTACACAAAGACTTATAAAGGGCAGTCCACTTACAGCAGCAGAAATGGACGCCAACCTGAATATTTTAGAACAAACATCAGGCTCATTTACTGCTTTAATGACTGGTTCATTTTTGGCGGTATCTCAATCCGTTTCCAATCTTTCAACATTACAAGGAACATTAAGTGGACAATTTACAGGTAGTGCTTTAATTTCGGGTAGTTTAAAATTCACATCCTCGTCAATATCTTTTAAAAACACAACCGATAAGGTAGTTGTTTATGACCCGGTGGATGGTGCAATTGGATGGAGTTTAGTATCCGGTAGTATTCAAACTTCTGGTACATCTGGAACAAGTGCAGTGAATGGTACGAGTGGCGTAAATGGTACAAGTGGCGTAAATGGTACGAGTGGCGTAAATGGTACAAGTGGTGTCAATGGCACTAACGGCTCAGCAGGCTCATCTGGTACTGCAGGCACAACGGGTACTGCAGGCACAACCGGCACGGCCGGCACAAGCGGTGTAAGTGGAACATCTGGACAAGATGGTACATTAGCAGGAGCTGATTTAGTACCAAGAATACAACAAACAACAGCATCACTAAACGCATTTTCGGCATCAACTGAAGCTCATATTCAATTTATGAGCTATCTTACATCTTCATATAATAATCAATTTGCTCAAATAGGAATTGCAACGGGTTCATTAAATGCGTTTACAAGTTCAATAGGCTCTGGTATTCCAAATTTAAATTTCTTTAGTGGTTCAACAAATAGACATACCGCATCGGTAAATGTGACAACTGCATCTTTAAACACTTTCACCGGTTCAATTAGGGGTGAAGTAAATGGATTAGAAGCATATACTGCATCACTAAAAGCTGTAGGATTAGTATCCGGTGCAGCGCAAATTACCGCATTAGGATTTGGAGCTGGCGGTGGCGGAGGTTCTTTCCCATATACTGGTTCTGCAATCATAAGTGGTTCATTGCAAGTTACTGGTTCAACGTTTATGGTTGGTGGTGTAAATGCATCAGGAATTGTTTCTGGTGCAGCTGGATTATCAACAACGGGTCCTTTGAGTGCATCTTTAAGAGAAGGATATGTTTGGGTAGGTGGACCAACTAATCAAAATACACGTCAAATAGCAACATCATCATTAAGTGGTGGTGGTGGTGGAAGTACAATAAGTGTTGTAAGAGGTGCTTCAACATATACGTCAGTTGATACTTTAGAATTAACTGCCGATTTTAGTGTAACTGATTTAGGTGGTGGCAATTTATTAGTAGATGTGACTGGTGGCGGAGGAAGTGGTACTGATGGTACTGCCGGCACATCTGGTACTTCTGGTCAAACATCAACTGCTGGAACATCTGGAACATCTGGTTTGAGTGGTACTAGTGGTAGTAGCTTAGCAGGTACAAACGGTACATCTGGTACTTCTGCAATAGGTTCTTCTGGTACTAATGGTTCTCCTGGTGTAAGTGGTACATCGGGTTCTTCTGGTACATCGGGAGGTTCTAATGGTTCGGGTGGTTCTTCGGGTACTTCTGGTACAACAACCGAAATTGGTGTTAGAGATGGTAACGGAGGAATAACTGCAGTTTATGCTGTAAGAGATATATCTTTTAGTGGAAGTGTTATTCTTACTCCATCGGGTGCAAATGGCGTTGTTGTATCATTAACAGGTGGTAATGGTGCATCGTTTTCATCAGCATCGTATAATGGATGGATAACAGGTTCGGCACAAATATTAGATGCAGGATTTGTACAATCGGCATCGGGCTTATTCAAAGATTTCATTGTAACACAATCAATGGTTAGAGATTGGAGTGTGGTAAATAATGGTAATAGTGGATATGTATTTACTCCATCAAATGACCCAACTTTGGAAAGAGGCGAAGATGTTGATATTTGGGTTTATCATGGTGATACAATCGTATTTAACGTAGTAGCAGCATCGCACCCATTCTACATTAAAACATCAGTAACCTCAGGTACTGGACAGGGAGTGACTGGTGTAAACAATAATGGTGCAACAAATGGTACTGTAACGTATAACACAAGTGGTTCAGTTCCTGGTTCAACAATCTTCTATTGTAGCTCAGCAAATACGGCATTAAGTGGACCTATTTATATAAAAGATAGACAAAGAAGAACTCAATTCAAAGATGGTAGAATAGTGCATACGGGTTCTATATGGGTTGATGGTGGTATGATTGTTACTGGTTCAATTTATTTCAGCGGTTCATTATATCAAAATGGAGTAGCATTTCAAGGTGGTGGTGGAAGTAGCGTATTTGCACAAACGGGTTCATATTATTCAGCAAATGGAGATTTATATGTAACTGGTTCATTTAGAGTTAGTGGTTCAATAACAGCATCTGCAATAACCGTAACTTCTCCTGGTACACCTGAAATATATTCATCAACAAATATCAATTTAAATGCAGGAAATGCAGTAGTAATAACTTCATCATCATTAAGATTGGCAAGTTTTACTGATGGACAAACTAGTAGTTTAGCACCTGCAAATGGTGATGTATATTATAATACTACTACTAATAAATTTATGGGTAGAATTAGTGGTAGTTGGATTGAATTTACATCTGGTTCATCTGTTGGTGGAGCTGGTGGTGCATCTGGTACTTCTGGTACATCTGGAGTTTTAAATTTAAGTGGTACAACTTTTAATGGTGTAATAACATATAGTGGAAGTATGGGTATGGTGAGTGCTGGTTTAAAATACGAACCAATATCAACTAAAACCGAAGTATCTTCATCTATTCACATTACATCGTTTATGAATATTGCACCATCAAATCCATTACCTTCTGGTGTGTTGGTAACTGCTGGTACTTTTGCAGTATCGGCATCTGCAGCAACCTATAAACCATACTTCTATGATGGAAGTGCATGGAACGCATTATATTAATAGAAAATGAGAGAATACAACGTTATCTTAAAAGAGGGAATTGATTACGATGAATTTTGGAATGATATAGAAAGTGATACCGATGGTGGTAAATTATACATTCCAAATCGTAAAGTAGAATTTACAAACGAAAGACCTGGCTCTCTTCGTCAATGTTGGTATTTGCTAACAGAGGAAGAAGCAGAACAGCTTAAATTAGATGAAAGAGTATTTGACGTAGAAATACCACCAGACCATAGAGATGATTTGAAAATGGTTTTAAGAGCGGTTCAGAATACTGATTTTACAAAAAATCCAGCAACTGTAGATTCTGGCGATTATACTAATTGGGGATTAATACGTTCTAATTTTGATTTTAATTGTTATGGTACCGGAACATCTACAACCGCTTCTTATGAATACTCATTGACGGGAAATGGTGTAGATGTTGTAATTCAAGATAGTGGATTGCAAGTAGACCATCCTGAATTTCAAGACGAATTTGGAGTTAGTAGAGTACAACAAATAAATTGGTACACCGAAAGTGGATTAAGTGGAACACAGTCTGCAAATCATTATAGAGATTTTGATGGACATGGTACACATGTTGCATCAACTGTGGCTGGTAAATTTTTTGGATGGGCTAAAAAAGCAAGAGTATATTCTCAAAAACTTAGCGGATTAGAAGGCAGTGGAGATAGTGGTACGGGTATATCTATAACCGATGCATTTGATGCTATAAAACTTTGGCATAGAAATAAACCAGTAGACCCTAAAACAGGAGCAAAAAGACCAACTGTAGTTAATATGAGTTGGGGATATGTTCATTATTTTACTGCAGTTACTTCACTAACATATAGAGGTACATCTTATAGTAATACAACCGCAACCATAGCTGCAAATAGAGAAACTAATTATGGTTATATTCAAAATTTTGATGGGACTTATTACTATGGAAACACTAGGGTTTCATCAACCGATACTGATATTGATGAGATGATTTCCGAAGGAATACATGTTTGTATTGCAGCGGGTAACTTTGGATTTAAAATAGATGTAGCCGGTGGTTCTGATTATGATAATACCATAACCGCAAC